TCATGGAGTGCTGATGTGATCTACGTAGAAGCGGACCGGTCATGAAGATGGCAAAGGCCAGCACGGCCGACATGGAAATGGCGATGAGGTTGTGCAGCGCGCTCGAAGCGATAGACCGACGATCTTTTCCGGAAGGCGCCGATGGCGAGAACGACAAGGAAGGATTTGACTGCGACGACGATGCGCACTGCGGGCAGGTGTTGAGGCATGTGCTTGAGATTTTGCAAGGCGGATCGATAGCGCGCGTGATCTGGGGAATGTATGTGATGCTGGACCCGGCGAACAAGGTTGTTGACCCGGACGCCGATACGCTGGAATACCACCCCAAAACGGTAGCAGCATTTCTGGACAGCGAGCGCATGGACTGGCTGGCCGACCCGGCGAACGGAATTGGCAACGTGCAATTGCCTACCGCGATTGTGACCGCCAACGTGCATAGCCTGCGCGATGCGATTGACGCTGCGATGGCCTTGCCGAAGAACGCAAAAGCTGTGGGGCCTGACGCGAGCGCAGCTTGCGGCAGGTCCCACACGAGCGACGGGTTGTACCCGGCGGCGGACAAGTGAGGACATTTGACATGCACGGACTGGAACGGCACAATGCGCGCAAGGGGAGTGAAGACCCCGAACGCAGCGGTATCCGCACCCGTCAGTATTGCGGTTTTTTTGCGCCCGTTTTCGGGCGGGAGTGCGCGGATACAAGACCCCGAAAGGGGAAAGAAGCGCGCCGACTGCGTTCGGTCTTCACCCTCCCGCCCACCT